CCTATCCCCTGTGTGCCTTGGCAGTCTCAGCCTCTCTATGGGCAGTCGGTGATGCGGCACCATCACCTTCCAGGCTCAGCACGGTGACCGTGACACAAGCCGGCGAGGGCTTTCGGCCTCGGCATCCGCGACCCGCGCCGAGGCATTGCGGGCATGCAGGATGTAGCTGTTGCGCGGCCCGGCGGTGGTCAGCCCTTCATAGGCCAACTGCACACGTTCGCGCAGCGCGTCATCGGCTTCCTTGATCTCCGCCAGCGGCGGCACCGCTTGCGGGTCAGCCGCCTGAATCACCAGGCGCTGCAGATTAACGTTGGCCGCCAGGTGATCCAGGTCCGTGCCCTTGGCATGGGCCAGCAGCAGCGCCTTCGCCGCATCGTTGACCCGGGCCCGCAACAGCATGTCCCCGTAGGCGGACAGTTCCAGCTGCTTGGTGACGGGGTCGCTTTCCAGGCTGGCCGTCCAGTTGTCGCCCATGTAGCGGCGAAAGGTCGCCAGCTTGCCCTGATACAGCTCTTCAAAATCCAGGGCTTCCAGCACCTGCGGCGCCGGCAGTGCCGACAAATCCAGCATGCTCATGCCGTCACCTCCACAACCGTGTCGTTACCCAGGTAGCGGCCCGTCAGTTGAAAACTGACCTGGCCATTGACCACCGCTACCACCGTTACCCGCTCCAGCTTCAACCGCGGCTCCCAGCGCAACAGCGCCCGGGCCACTTCAGCCTGCACCGCGCTCTTCCACCCGCCGGTCACTGGCAGGTCGACATAACGGCGCAGGTTGCTGCCGTATTCCGGGCGCATCCGCCGGCTGCCCAGCGGCGTGGTCAGGATGTCCTCGATGGACTGCCGCAAATGCTCGATGCCGGACAGCGGCAAGCCGGTACGGCGATCCATTCCGATCATCGTGTTACTCCTGCAACTGAAAGTCCGGGTGCTGCTCCAGGTAGTCCCGGGCTAGGCTGTCGCCCACCGCTGTCGATACCGCCCCTGCGACCACCTGCAGCTCGCGACCGTCCGCCAGAATCAGCGTGCGTGAGGCATAGAGGGTGTCGCGAAACACCAGCGCACCAGTGCCCGCCGGGCGGCCAGGCTTTTTTTCGGGATTGCCATACTTCTCTCCGGGTATAAAAATCCGCACTGGGCGGATTGATCGGGTTGATCTGCGTGAGGGGGCTGCTACCGGCGCTGATGGCCAAGGCATCACTGAGGCGTTGCAGTGGATCCGGGGCCGGGCATCACCCCCAGGTGGGTATGGGTCGAACCGACATTCACCCCGTTGTGCTGCAAGCTCGCACCGTTGATTCGCACGTCGCCATTCAAGGTGATTGCCCCCGTCAGGGTGATGCTGTCGGCCTTGCCGGCAATGCTGCTGTCCGTGACCAACGCCGAGCTGGCGCCGACCTGAATCGCCACCGTGCCAGTGGGCAGGCTGATGCTGTAGCTCTTGGCCTGCCAGTCGTAGATCAGCGAGCCGCCATCATCGAAACGCCAGACCTCGACATGCTCGCGGTTGTCCGGTTGGGCACCGGCATCGCCATACAGGCCTGGTACGAAGGTGCCCTGCGCCGGCTCGCCACTGGGGCTGATCAGCACGCCCTGTTCGCCCAGGCTCGGCGCCCGCCAGTGACGGGCCTTGCCGGCGGCCTGGCTATGCCAGCGAAGCCAGGCGCTGGTCCAGCCAGCCCCATCGCAAACCCGCACTCGGCCAGCGGCAAGGTCGACGCCGACGACACTGCAAGGAAGGATCAGGCCGGCGATCATGCGGTCGTGGGTTGCGCTGACGTAACTCACGACAGGTGCTCCGGCGACTGGTAATCACCTTCGTGGCCAGGCCCCGTATCGGGACTGAAACCCAATACCAGCGTTCCCGGGGGTTGCTTGGCCCAGGGCCATTGCTCCTGGCCGAGGTAGATGGACTGCTGCCATTGCACGGTCCACTCGGTTTTCGCTGTCGGATCCACGGCCGTGCCGGCAGGTTTTGCCCACACCGCCGTGGCGCTGCCGACAGCGTCGAGGTTCCAGTACTGGCAACGCAGCAGGTCCATGAGCTGCGCCGCCAGAGTGACGGCCTGCAGCGAGGCCTGTAAAACGCTCGGATCCACCCGTACCCGGGCTTCAAAGGTTGTCAGCAGGCAACTGCGACCGTCGCCAGGGTCTGCTCCCGGATCCATGCCGGTGATTGCCCAGTAAATCGCTGTCTGCGCGGAGCCATCAACCCGCGAGGGGAATGCTTCGACAGTCTGCAGATGCGGCATGGCCGTCTTGATCGTCGACGTGATGGCGTCAGGTAGCTGCGTGAGTACGCTCATGGTCTGCTTCCAAGTCTGCTTGCAGGATCAGGTCAAACGGCCGAGGCAGCGTAGGCCCGGCCGTTTCGACCGTGTTGAGGGGGTCCTCGCCCAGAAACTCAAGGCTGATCCGAATGCGAATCCCGGGAAGGCGGTTCGCAGACCCCGATGCGCTTGGCCGCCCAGCGCTCGTAGAGGCCGATGGCGACGTCGGCGCCGGCCATGGCGGTCAGGCAACCGAAGGCGCAGGCGGTCCAGATCGAGACGCCGGCGGCATACAGCAGCATGATTGCCGAGACCCCGCAGACCACGCAGGCCCCAGAGCGCAGCGCCAGGCGCCGCAACAGCGACCAGCCACGGCGCCCTCCTTGTCGGCACGCCACATTTCGCCGGAAACGCCACCGACCAGCGCCAGGACGATGACCAGCCAGATCGGCATGTCCAGCAACGCTTGTTGCTCGTTTGTCATTCACGTCTCCCGTGCGGATTGAGGCCAGCGAAATGGCCAGTTGATAGAAGTCTGATAACGATGTTTCAAAGGGTCCCTGTCTGTTGGCGGCCCACATTAGGCAGGCATTCCAAAAAGCCCGGTCGCCCGGGCTTTTCAGTAATGCAAACCTTGGTCTTTCGGCACTACTGGTGCGGTACGGACCCATTCAAATTGTTCCTCCGACCGCGACCCTGTCCGCCGGATAACTGCTTCTGGTGCTTTACGCTGCACACCCGGGTCAGTTGCCAACCCTCTGAACCGTCGAGGCCGGTTCATCGCTGCCTTTGCTTTGCCACTAAAGAGCGTTGTTGCAGCCGTTGTTGAACGGCTTGAGATGGATAATATGCATTCATGCATATGCAGTCAATGCGCAAATGCATTTATTTATGCGCAAGAATTGCGCGAATGCATGGAGGCCGCATAAATGCAGGGGCGGGGGATTTTTCGAGGGCAAAAAAAGCCCGCTCGGTGGCGGGCTTGTCTGACGCTGATGGCTTAGCGGGCGTACATGCCCCACCAGAAAACGTGACCGAGGATGCTGATCTGCTCCTCCTGGATCTCCTGGAAGCTGTAGTCCTCATCCGGATGTTCATCGCGGTTGAAGCTACGCAGGCGGATCCCGGTGGGCAGGCGATACAGCTGCTTCACCCGCAGCTGGCCATTGTGGTTGATCGCATAGAGGTCGCCATCGACGATGTCGCCAATCGCGCATTTGCCGGCATTGACCCCAACCGTGGCCCCATCGCGCAGCACCGGCAACATGCTGTTGCCCCGCACCGTCACGCACTTGGCCTGATCGAACTGCACGCCGTTGTGACGCAGGCTGCGCTTGCCGAAGCGCAGGCTGGCGCGCTCGCTTTCCTCGATGACGAATCTTCCTGATCCAGCAGCCAATTCAACCTCACGCAGAAAGGGAACCGAGACCTCGTCGTCGTCGACAGGGGTATCGTCATCCCACAGGCTTATGTCCTTGAGTTCCGAATGAATCTCGTCACGGGGCGCCACCGCGCGGGCAGGCGCGATGTCCACGCGCCCGCGCAGTTGATCGGTGCTCACCTGGAAGTATTCGGCGATCCGCGAGATGTGCTTATCCGAGGGATCGACGATCTTCCCGCTGAGAATCCGCGAGAGGGTGGATTGAGGCACACCGGTGCGGCGGTGAAGCTCCGTGGGGGAGATTCCGTCGCGATCCAGCAGCTCTCTTAAGACGGTAGAAACGTTGCGTATTTGCATAGAACGCATATTGCTTGATCTTTTTCTCAATGACAAATGCTGTTTTGCATATTTGCAATGCATTTACCGGACAAACACAGTAGTGCCTTGGTGCCTGCGAGGCCTGGGCACCCATGGTAACCTTGCCGCCATCTGCAAAAGCCGAGCCCAGCGCTCCTTTGCGTCACCCATTCAACGAATCCGCCTGAATACCCAATGAGTAAAATACCTCCGATCTGTCCTCTCATACGCCGATGATGCAGCAGTACTGGCGCCTCAAGAACCAGCACCCTGATCAGTTGATATCACCGACTGCCCATAGAGAGGCTGAGACTGCCAAGGCACACAGGGATAGG